GGAAACTATATATGGAACGAAGAAACACAATCATGGAATCTGTGACTGCACTCGAAGGATTAAATACGGCAGACGATGTAGCCAGTGTTGCTTGGCCTACGGTCTGATGAAAGCACCTCACGTTAGGTACATTTAATGTCCACATGGGCGGCTAATACATATAACTGGGACACTATTCCATACGCATGGAATGATCAGTTATTCTATCCTTCCGCTTCTTCTTTATCGTTATCCGGCCAAGTACCCATATCAAAGCATGGACATATACCATACCCAAGCTATGTAACCCTAACAATAGGGAGCTTTGTCCCCACGATGGATGTGTCTTACGCCCCATCTATAGGCGTTGGAACTCTATCCATCTCAGGCAGTTCTCCTATATTTGCTAAAGGAGTATTCAGGATAGTACCAGAAGGAACTCTAACATTTAGCCTAAGGCAATGGGACGAAATGTCTGATACTTGGGCAGCAGTAAGTGGAACATGGTCATCCTATGGAATGGCTCCATTAGTTGGACAGACTCATACATATGATCCAGAGACTGGAATATTTACTATCATTGGTCAAGACGTTGGAATTATACGCAAAGACCCCACATGGAAACCTACAGTATGGATAATATAAAGAAAGATAAAGAAATATCTTGGATGTCTCTTGTCCAGCACAAAGACCCTAGTATATATACTGCACCAGTTGTTACATATATTTTTAATGATGGAAAAAGAATATTTCATAAAGGAAAGAGGTCAAATAGTGGAACTAGAAAAAGCTGAAACATTTAATGTACATGACTACACTTTAGCAAAGAATGTGGCTGAAAAATTAGAAGAGAAATATCCCGGTTGGTTATGGGCGGTACATGTTATGGATGGTGTAGTTGGTGTTAAATCTATGAGACTTTCAGGACAATGGGGATTTATTCTCCATGCAGATAAAATAGATAATGATTACAAATCAGTTGTTAATGCTGGTGGAGAGATATTGGAGCGGTACAGACAGAATAGAGGAAAATTTAATCAGACTAAGTATGAGGATTTAAAAATGGATCATAAGGGAAGACTAAATGGAGACTTACATTAATGTCTCTTATTAATCCACAACCTCCATTAAATGAAGATATTCCTCCTGCTGGGGGTGAAGAACTAGGAGATAAGAATGCACAGTGGTTAAGTTTAGCTAGGAATGCATATGATTCTTCTACTGATTGGGTAGATACCAATTTAAGATACCAATGGGAAAAGAATCTATCTAATTTTAATAGTAGGCATCCTCCGGGTTCTAAGTATCTAACCTCTGCCTATGATAAAAGGTCGAGATTATTTAGGCCAAAGACAAGGACAACAGTTAGGAAATTAGAAGCAGCTATGGCTACAGCATTCTTTACTAATGAAGATATGATGAGTGTTAGCCCTGCAAATCCTAATGATCCAAAGCAAATTGCTGGAGCTTCTATTGCTCAGTCAATTATGCAGTATAGACTTACTAATACTATTCCTTGGTTTAGCACTATGGTAACGGCCCTTCAAGATGCGGCTATTTATGGAACTGTAGTCTCTCATCAGTATTGGGAGTTTGAAGAGAAGGATGAAACATATGCCTCTGTAGATGATTCTGGTGCTGAAGTTGTAGACATGGAGGGTAAGCCAGTAAGAGATAAAGTAACTTCTACTCTCAAAGACTTTCCAGTTATAGAGGTTATAGAGCCAGAAAATTTTAGAATTGATCCAGCTTCAGATTGGTATGATCCTATATCTTCATCTCCATATGTTATACATTTAATACCGATGTTTGTTCAAGATGTAATGGAAAAAATGGATACCAAGGAATGGAATAAATTATCCATGGCCCAGCTTCTGTCTACTCAGACACAGGATAATGATACCTTGCGTTTGACTAGAGAAGAACCTAGAGAAGACCCATTAGAAGATCAATTTGAAACCATAGATGAATTTAAAATTGTATGGGTTCATAAAAATATTATTAAAAAAGAAGGGCAGGATTGGTGCTTTTTTACTGCTGGCACTCAATATCTTTTAACTGATCCTAAGCCTTTGCAAGAGATGTATCCGTGGTTGAAAGATAACGAGCGCCCCTACGTGATGGGAAAGCTAAACATTGAGGCCCACCGTGTTTATCCATCAGCAACTGTAGAACTCACCGAAGAGTTGCAAGCTGCATCAAACGATATATGGAACCAAAGATTCGACAACATTCGGTTGGCGATGAACAAGCGATACCATATTCGGCGGGATAGAAATATAGACTTGGATGCCCTATTCAGGTCTGTTCCCGGTGGTGCAGTTGAGATGGATGACCCAGACCAAGATGTCCGCATCATTGAAACTAGAGATGTCACTGCGTCTGCTTACCAAGAACAGGATCGAATCAATATGGATTTCGATGAACTGCAAGGTAACTTCTCAGCTTCCACCGTAGGCGGCGCTCGTAACCTAAATGAAACAGTTGGCGGCATGGAACTAATTGCCGGTAATACCAATAGTGTTTCTGAATTTGTTTTGAGAACTTTTGCAGAAACTTGGGTTGAGCCAGTCTTGAAACAATTGTTAAAGCTTGAACAGTATTACGAGACAGATGAGCATGTAATGGCATTTGCTGGTATAGGTGGTGAGTCTGAAGGAGAAGTACCTGTTGATTTTGGACAAGACGAAGTTATGGATGAGCTTCTTAAACAGAATGTCTTATTAAAAGTAAATGTTGGTATGAATGCCACTGATCCTGTTGGAAGAGTTCAGAACCTTCTTTATGGTATTGGTAGTCTTTCTCAGTTTCCACAGATGGAAGGAATGTTTAATGTAGAAGAGATAGCAAAAGAAGTTTTCGCACAACTTGGGTATAAGGATGGATCAAGATTCTTACTGCCGACAGATGAAGAAGACCCACAGGTTACTGAACTACAAGCACAGATTGATCAGATGGGACAGATGATTGAAACTGATCAGGTGAAGATGCAGGGTCGTTTGACTATAGAAGAGATGAAAGCAGAAGCTACTCTAAGGGCTGCTCAGTTGAGATCGCAGACAGAATTGCAGAAAGCGATTATAGGAACTCAAGTAGATTCTGGAAGGCTTAATATACAGAGGAATGAGGCTAGTACAAAACAACAGGATGCAGATACTAGACGAGCGGAATTGATGCTGCAAAGAGATGCCTTGCTCAATCAAGTTATTGATCAAGAAATTGACAGACGCATGGTAGAAGACAAAGATAACGTAAGTAAAGTCGGAACTATGGCAAGAGATAAATATAATAAAATACCATATGAGGTAGGATGAAAGATTATCAAAACCCAACCGAACCTAAAATAGATGAGTTAATAACAAGAACTAAAGTTGGTCGCGGCACACAAGAATTTATAAAAACTTCAACTGGAAAAGCAATAGTTGAAAGATCAATAGCTGATTATAGAAAGGCTCTTAATGATCTTCATGACATGGTTTTTCAGGAGTGGTCCGGTTCTTCAGACGAAGAGCTAAAACATTACCGCAGTATATCTAATAACCTTGCTACCCCTTTAAAGCTGCTTAAGTGGCTGGATGCAATTATTGCAGATGGTGATAATGCAGAAAAGTTGGCGAAGTATGGAGAAGCGGAATAATTAGGAGAGTAAGATGTCAGACGCTACCCAACAGGATGCGGAAGTTGTAAAACCTAGAGATGAGATGATGGAAAGTATCGCAGCTTCTAGGGAGATGGAAGTTTTAGAAGATATTGTTGGAGAAGAAGCAGTCCAACAAATGATTGAAGACTCGCCAGAAGAGGAGGCTGAGGAAGAAATACAACAAGAAGACCCGAAGTCTCCTGTATGGCAGAAAGATGGAAAATGGGTTACTTCAGTCAAAGTGAACGGTGAAGAGGTTGAGGTTCCGTTTGAGGGATTAAAAACTTCTCATCAGAAAGATGCAGCTTCACAAAAAAGATTCGAAGCTGCCGCTGAGAAAGAAAGATTTCTTCAGCAAAAAGAAGACCAGTTACGAAATTATGTAATGCAGTTAAAAGAAAAACAATCTTCTCCACCCCAAGTGGACGAGAAGGAAGTGCCTGATAATGATTCTTATAAAGAAAAAGTAAAGGAATATCATCAAGCATTGTATGAAGATGATGCGGATAAAGCCGCAGAATTGTTGCAGTCTTTGACAGCAGGGCGCACACAAGATGCTACCCCAAACGTAGAGGAAGCAGTTAATAAAGCTTTAAACGAAGCTTTTGCTCGCCAACAAGTGGCTCAGGCCCAACATAAGCAAAGGGAATATGAAAATTCAGTCAAGGAAGCAGTTTCTTGGTTTGAATCTGAGTATTCTGAAATTGCTACTACTCCTGAGTTAAGGGCTATTGCAGATAATAGAACGGTCACCATTATGAAGGAAAATCCTGATATGGCACCGGGGCATATTATTCAAGCCGCCGCTGAGTACGCGAGAGAATGGGCTAATCTTAATCTATCTAACGGAAAGAGCAATGAACGATCCGAAAGAAAGAAAAGAATAGTCTCTGAACCAAAACAAGCCCGAAAGACAGCTAAGATCGGAGAAGACGAGGAACAGGAGAAAACTCCAAGCCAAGTCATTGAAGATATGAGGAAGTCCAGAGGGCAACCCATAAATACAACATAGGAGATAGTTATGGCAGGACAAGTATGGTCTGTCAACACTTCTGGTGGGTATATGTATGCGCTAAATCTCAGCCGTGAGTTGAGAATGGCGGTTCAGCCTGTTGTCAAATTTCGACAGTTTTGCGACATTAAAGATGCCGCACATCAAGGTTTGCACCGTGGCGATACATTCCATTGGAACGTGTTTAGTGACGTTGCCACTCAGGGTACTACCCTGACGGAAACGAATACGATCCCAGAGACTTCATTTACGATTTCTCAGGGTACGATGACGATTACAGAAGCAGGTAACTCAGTCCCATGGACGGGGAAACTTGACGACTTAAGCGAACAACCAGTTCGTGAGATCGTCCGAAAGGTGTTAAAAACCGATGCAAAGAAAGCATTTGACGTTTTAGCCGCCGCTCAGTTTGATGCCACCGCACTACGTGCAGTCCCCACTGGTGGGTCTAGTACAACTGCGTTGACATTAACAACGAATGGTACGGCTACAGTAGTCAATAGTATTGCTATGGGTAAACTACACGTTCGATTGATGGTTGATTTGATGAAAGAGCGTAATATTCCCGCCTATACTGGCGATGATTATTACTGTCTTGCATGGCCTTCAACCTACGCCACCTTGAAGACTGATCTGGAAGGAATCCATCAATATGTGGATCAAGGTTTCCAGATGATTATGAATGGTGAAATCGGTAGGTACGATGGCGTTCGTTTCGTCGAGCAGACACACATTGCAAAGTATACTGGTATGGGTACATCTGCCGCTACATGGAGCAATGCCCTAAGTGACTGGGCTGTATTCTTTGGCGAGGATACGGTTGCAGAAGCTATCGCAGTTCCAGAAGAAATTCGCGGAAAAATTCCCGGCGATTTCGGAAGGGATCGTGGGATAGCGTGGTATTATTTAGGTGGTTTCGGCATCACTCACACTCAAGCTGCTCAGTCACGTATTGTGATCTGGGATAGCGCATCTTAGGAGATATTATTATGAGTTATAGTGATCCAAGACCGTACTGTATAAGTGCGTACCACGACTTTGGTGCTGGCGGTGAAGCGATGACGTTTCGTGGACCCAAAGGCAAGCAGGGAACTATCAAAGAAATCAGCGTTGATGCCTTTGAGACTTTCACGGCAGTAACTACTGAAGCATTTGTTCGGTTAGGCTCCGCCACATCTGGCTATGAGTACGTAAACATGGGTTTAGGTACTTTGGCTGATGCTGCAAACGTGAGCATGACTGCGGTAGCTGCTGACTTAGTGTTGGAAGCTCTTCCTGCTGATACTGACGTTCACATCACATTGGTAGCTCCTACTGGCGGTACTCCCGCTGGCAAGGCTCACTACCATATCATGATCGAATGGTACTAGGAGGTACATATGGCTAGCAATAAGCATTCAGCGCAGGGTAAAATCCCTGAAAATGGGTTGTCTAGTTTGGAAACCGCTACTGGAGATACCAAGTCATTGGCATTAGACAGTCACGGCCCAAATCAGTTGCCCATGGGTATAAAGAAAGAGAAGGTTTCAACGCCTTCAGGCTCTTTTAACTTTCGTTAATATGGATTGGGGGGCGAAAGCCCCCCTTTCTTTCGGAGAAAATTATGATAGAAATTATCATGGGTGATAGCTTCCAAAAAGACGCTTCTAAAAAGAAGTCAAAGCCAGAGAATAATCCACGCGAAAGTGGATACACTTTGATGACAGGATCAGATGAATATTTTAATGAAACAGGACAACAGCAGAACAACGCTAGGGTTGGAAACAAACCTGAATGGGTCGGTTGGTCTACAGAATAAGGAGTTTAAGTGGAGATTGATTTAGAAAAACCTTACGCCATAATTTATGGTGCAGGAAAAGTTAAATACGAACAAGGTGGGTTTAATTTTGATGCTTCTGGTAAAGAGATAGTAGAAGTAGTAGAAAAAGATACCGACTGGGCTAAAAAACAAAAAGGATTAGGAGGCAGAAATCTTTTAATGAGTTATGCAAGAGAGAAAGATATTAAACTCTCTAGTAACGAAAAGATTGAATCTGTTCGGGAAAAAGTGATAGCACATATGTCATGAAGAAGATACATGTGCCTACTAAAATAGTAGAAGACTATGTGCCAAAAGACTTTGGCGGTGTAAGAGAGAAAAAAACTGTATGTATTGTTAGGTACGGTGGTTTTGGAGATATGATTCAGGCTTCATCTTTGTTTCCAGTATTTAAGGATATGGGGTATAGGGTTTGTGTTAATGTTACTGAGATAGGACATTCTCTTCTTTTAAACAATCCTTATGTTGATGAGTTGATAATACAAAATGATAATCAAATAAGCAATTATTCTCTTGGTGAATACTGGGATGAGATGGCTAAATGTTTTGATAGGTTTGTACAGTTATCTGAATCTGTAGAAGGAACTTTACTTCTTAATCCAAAAAGGACTATTGAGATTGATGGACGGCCACACGTTGCTGAAGGAAGGGAAGAGTATAATTGGTCTAAAGAAGATATACATAAACTTTGTAATAAAAACTATCTTGAGGAAACTCATAGGATAGCTGGCGTAGAATTTAAACACGCTCCTTTTTATCACCCTTCATCATTAGAAAAAAGATGGGCTAAAAAAACTAGGAAGAAAATTAAGACAAAGAATGTTGTCATGGTTGTTCTGGCTGGTTCTTCTGTCCATAAAGTTTATCCTTGGATAGATAATGTTATAGCTACCATTCTTTTAAAAAGGAAGGATGTTAGTATAATTACAATGGGTGACGAACTTTGTCAACTTCTTGAGGCTGGATGGGAGAATGAACCTAGAGTGATAACCAAGGCTGGTGAATGGTCTATTACAAAAACTCTTTCGTTTCTTCCCCATTGCGATGTAATTGTAGGGCCAGAGACAGGTTTGTTAAATGCCGCTAGTTCAATGAAAAATCACAAGTGTGTTTTTCTTTCTCATTCATCTAAAGAGAATTTAACAAAGCATTGGAAAAATACAACATCTATGGAGCCAGATGATTGCCCTTGCTTTCCATGCCACAAGTTACATTTTGGATTTCATACTTGTAATAGGGATAAGGAAACTGGGGCTGCACTATGTGCTGCTAATATAGAACATTCTAAAGTAGCACAAGACATATTAAGGAATCTTAAATGAGTACATATATACAACTTTGTCAAGACATGGCTAGGGAGGTTGGAATCCCCGGCACCGGTCCGTCTACTGTTACACCGACAGCAGAAGATGAAGCAGACGTAGTTAGATATATTAAAGATGCGAATACAGATATATGTAGCATGTGGTTTAACTGGGATTTTTTATGGGGAGAGTATTCTACAAATACTACCGCCTCAACATC